TACCTTTTAAGGTTGAAGAAGTACATGATTTTTCATGTGTTAGTTTGTTTACTATACCAACGGTAGCTATTAAGTTTAGTAAAGGAACGGAAATAACATATCCAATGAATCGATATAGATTTTATACACAAATAGGTAGAAAATCGAAAATTGATTCTCATGCAAACTGGGATTATGTTCAATCAATTTTAGAATATTGTGATAAACTTGCACAACCGGTAGACAAGGAAGATGCTCAATCTGCTTGGTTGACGTTAGAAGATATGCGATTTGCTAATAATGTACTAAATCCAAATGTAGAACGTTCTTATAAAGGACGAAAGGGGATAGAACCTGCAGGTGCAAAAGGTGTTTATATTTTGAAGGAACCTAAAAAGGCAAGAAAAGGATATTTGAATATTGAAAACGATATGTCACGCCAAAGAAGACAGGATATAATTGATAAAGGAGTTCATAAAGGGTGTATTGAAGAAACATACATATATCCAATGTTAGGTGGACGTAATATAGCAAAATGGTATGTGAAATCTAATGAATTTATGCTTGTGCCACATACTGCTGAATTTAAATATGGAGTTCCTGAAGGAATTCTTGCACTAGAAGCACCGGAAACATTCCAATGGCTGAATTATTATCATGATGAATTGCTGGATACCCGAATTCAAAATGGAAAGTTTTTTAATAAAGATACGCAGCCTTTTTATAGATTGGATAATGTTGGGACATATACTTATTCACCTTATAAAGTTTTATGGAAAGAGCAAGCGGGTAGTATGTCTGCAGTAGTGGTATCAAGTTATTATGAATCGGTGCCAAATGCAAATCGGGAATTGTTTTCAGAAGATAAACCCATTGTTGTTGATTCAAAAGTGCTTATGTTAGATGTTTATGAGGAGATGGAAGCATATTATGTGTGCGGCATAATTAATTCGCCTAGTATAATAGAAGTTGTTGATGGATATGCAATTTCTACCAATAGGGGGGTTGATGTCTTGAAGTACATTGCAATTCCTAAGTATGATAGTGATAATGATTTACATACGAAAATAGCTGATACTTCCAAGAAAATTCATCAAAAGAAAAAAGAAAAGGGAGCATGTGCTAACGTTTGTGAGTTGGAATCAAAATTGAACAGGATGATTCATATATTGTTTTCTTAGGAGGTAAAAGTGAAAAATTTGCAAGTTGATTTTAATGCGCCATTAAATGAGTTGGATTCTGAAATTCAAACATATGGATGTAGACAAAATAATCCAGATATTTGTGGTTCTAACGGCTTAGAAGGTATTTGCGCATTTGCATCGTCTGATTGTTTGTGTAAAAAACCATCTAGATCATGGAAAAAACAGTATAACACATTAAAGGAGAATAGTTAGGTATAGGGGCGACCTAAATCTCTACCACCCTTCTCGCTGAAGACCGATGCCCCCTCTCGCGCATATTTTCGCAAAATTGCACAGGGGGTATTGTGGGAACTTGGTCTTTGCAGCTTAAATGGCTGAGATTAAGGAAAATTATTGAAATGCTGTGCGCGAAAAGTATTGCCGATTTGTGTAGAAGTAGGGCTGCCTTGAAATAGGGCAGCTCTTTTTCAAATATTGTGTTGACTAATTTCCCCGGTAGAGTGATATATGTACATACCAAAAAGAAAGGTGGTATGTGCAATGATTACAGAGATTGATTTTAAGGTTAAAGGTGAGGAACGCAAGAAGCTGGCTTATGCCATAGGTGAATTGCTTGAAATGCCGGTAAAGTATACCAGAACACCAAAGTTTGATTATCTGATTGGAAGATGCATCCTGGATAAAAACGGAGTGTTTCATGCATCCGAGGATATGACAGAAAGTAAGTTGGAATTGGTTTTAGAACGGTTTTACAAAGGCGAGCCTATACAACAATCAGAGCAGTTGGAGAATGAAGCCGTGGAAGCAGATGTATTAAGCATATCAGTTCCGAGAAGCATGTTTACGGATGATAAGCTGGAAAATTTGCAGAAGTTGATAGAAGGGAAGCAAACACTTTTTAAACACGCATTCCTGACAGAGCAGTTGGAGGTTGTTATTACCGAGAATCAAGTTTCATTTCCCTGGTTTCCACTTGCGTCTGAGCTGGATGCTGTGAATGCTTATACAGAATTTATTTCCAAACTGTGCGAATTAGCGATAAAGCTAAAACGAGTATCAGTGACGGATAAAGAAGTTGAGAATGAAAAATACGCATTCCGATGTTTCCTCCTACGCTTGGGATTTATCGGAGACGATAGCAAGACTGCTCGCCGGATTCTTCTTCAAAATCTTTCTGGAAATTCAGCATTTCGCAAAGCATAAAATAATGATATTCTTTGGTGCAGGGTGTCGCAGAGATGTCCTGTATTATTTTATCTTAAGAAGCTGTACGGCTTCCGGACGGATGAGCTTGCCATCGATACGCTCATAAGCTGCGTATCCGGTTAGATTTTCGCGGGCATACAGTTCTGTCAAGACTTTCACAGAAAGGGGCTGTCGCTCTAATATCCAGAAGAAGGACAAATCTCCAAATGCAACAGGAACGCTGCTGTCTGCTATATCCGGCATATAGGGAGATATAACCACTGGCCTGCTTAAAATCGTGTCATCTGACTGACGCCACAGATAATTGCCATCCTTGCCTTTTAATGTTCTGAGGGTTAATGTTGTATTGTCATTCATTAACCAAACGCCATTCTTCCTGAATTCAGGCTTGGTGGCAAAGTATAAGGCGATAATATCATCATAAGATAAACTGTCGGCGGTATCAATAGAACGTCCGATTTCGGCGGTTAATAAAAGGCCTGCTGGCTTGTTTGCACCGGCTCCATTGATAAAAACCTGTTCTTCGGCTCTGCCAAATCTACGAGCAAATTCATTTGTTAAATACTTTTCTACATTGAAGTGCATATCTTCAATGAAACGGTTATTTAACTTTGGTACAGCAGCTACCTTGTAAGAAGAAAAGGATGCTTTGTCAAAAGAATCGTTATCTTCTGGAAAGGCAGTAGCTTCATCTATAATGGCAGCATTAGCAGTAGAGAATACTGTCTGGATGAGACCTTCTTTGGTTGGGGCATGAAGTACAGTTCCATGTCTGCGGAATAAGTTTTCTTTTACAACGGCATCTGAAAAGTCGTTAAAACTGCCGGAAGGAAACATATAGCTGTCGGAGCCCTTGTCATATCCTTCTGATAAAATTTTCTCATTTCTTCTTTTGTTCCTGATAGCATTGCTAAATTCGTGAGTCTGTGATACTTTTTCTGTAAAATAATCTAGGCAAGGTCCTTCTATGATAAAATAATTATCATTAGGAGGGCCTTTTATTATGGCAAGACAAAAGAAACCTGTACACAGAGTACAAATGACCGATGGTAAAAGAAACATCATTCGGCAGCTTCTCGAAGAATACGATATCGAGACTGCAGAAGACATCCAGGATGCTCTCAAAGATCTCTTAGGTGGCACCATTAAAGAAATGATGGAGGCCGAAATGGATGATCACCTTGGATACGAAAAGTCCGAGCGTTCTGACAACGATGATTATCGCAACGGCTATAAACATAAGCAGGTAAACAGTCGGTATGGTTCTATGGAAATCGAAGTCCCACAGGATCGAAAATCGACCTTTGAACCACAGATTGTGAAAAAGCGTCAGAAAGATATTTCTGATATTGATCAGAAGATCATTTCTATGTATGCAAAGGGAATGACCACTCGCCAGATCTCGGAAACAATCGAAGATATCTATGGTTTTGAAGCATCAGAAAGTTTCATATCTGACGTGACAGATAAAATACTTCCTCAGATTGAAGACTGGCAGAACCGTCCACTGGATGAGGTATATCCGATCCTTTCCATCGATGCAATCCATTATTCTGTGCGGGATAATGGAGTCATTCGTAAACTTGCAGCTTATGTCATTCTGGGTATTCATACAGAGGGCAAAAAGGAAGTCCTGACCATTACAATCGGTGACAATGAAAGTGCGAAATACTGGCTTTCAGTCTTAAATGAACTGAAAAATCGAGGAGTTAAGGATATCCTGATCATCTGCGCCGACGGCCTTACAGGCATTAAGGAAGCGATTGCAGCAGCGTTTCCAAAAACAGAATACCAGAGAGGTATTGTTCATCAGGTAAGAAATACTCTGAAATACGTTCCGGATAAGGATAGAAAAGCCTTTGCTGCAGACTTAAAAACCATCTATCAGGCTGCTGACGAGCAGAAAGCTCTGGCTGCCTTAGACCGTGTAACTGAAAAGTGGACTACCACAATCCGGGATTGGGGCCAGGTCTATGGAGAACTGAGTATTATGTACGAAGGAC